TGAGCAAGTTAAGTTTAGTAAAAATACTGAACACCAAGATAATGTACAGGCACAGTTCGGTGCAGGCTCAGATTTAAAAATTTATCACGATGGTAGTAATTCTTATATTGACCAAACTGGTACTGGCGATTTAATAATACGCACAAGTAACACAGGTGATGACGTATTTATTAGAGCATTAGACGATATATTTATCCAACCAAAAAACGGAGAAGCTGGTGTAAGTGTTCTTAGTGATGGTGCTGTAGAACTTTATCACGACAATACCAAAAAGTTTGAAACAACAAGTACAGGTGCAACAATAACAGGTAATCTTGTAATGGGTACAGGACAAATAAAATTTGCTGACACAGGTAGTATATTTTTAGGTGATTCAAACGACTTGCAGATAATTCACAATGCTACAAATAGTGAAATTATAAATTTAACAGGTAATTTAAATATAAAAAACAGCTCAACAGATGGTGATATAAGTTTTTTTGGTGATAATGGTAGTGGGGGTACTACTGAATATTTTAGGCTTGATGGTGGTAATGTAAATATGATTACAAGCGTTAATAACGTATTTATTGATAACAAAAGAGCTGCCTTTGGTGATAGTGCTGATTTAGCTATTTATCATAACGGAACAACA